TTTTTTTTTTCAAGCAGAAGACGGCATACGAGATCATGCCTAGTCTCGTGGGCTCGGAGATGTGTATAAGAGACAGGTACGAATCAAAGACCCCCAAGTCCTGCGGGGGTTCCTCGGTCAGTTGCGGGAGTGTGCGAAATCGTCGTTAGCTAACGGCGGCATGTATTCTGCCTTCCTGCACCACGATACGGGTTGCGTGCAGGTGCAGGTGTGGCTATCGAAGGGAAGTGGATAATGTCCAGACAAGACAAGCTCGCCCCTGGCGGCATACCTCGGTGGATACGGTGTTATGACTATGGAGACCAGAGGGTGGATCGGTATACCGTGGTATTCACGGGTCGCTACAAGTATCGGCCTATCGGGACGGTCGTAGTTTTGAGTATGTCTGAATATCCGTTTGATCCGAACGGTATGCTGTCTAGTGACACGCTTAATTTGGCTGGTGTGGTGGGGGGCAACAAACCCGGTCAGTGGCCCCCGAAGATCGGGCGACGAGGCAACCTGGGCCTGCGGATAACCTTTGCGGACCTGCCTCCGGACTGTCAGAAGGTGGTATGGCAGAATTACGCCGACTTGTGGGTGGTTGATGTGCCGGAGGCGTATAGATAAGTGACGCTCCGGGAAGCATTTAGGATAGCGTGGCTAGTTTTTCTTGCCTATGTGGCATTATGTCTTTGACAAACGACGGTCGATGTGGTAGAATGGTAAGATCATGCACCCGGTAACAAAACAACTGCTCGATGAATATCATGCAATGTCTATGATGCGGGAGAAGATAGGCGTCCAAAATATGACAGTCGATGATGGGAGAATAGAACTCTACAGCGGTTTGATTAGGCAGGCACGGGAACTACTTAGTCGGCTTATTCTATCCGGCAATACCCTAGACTTGGTGGCGTTTTTGGACGAACTGGCTATCTTCCTTACGGTATTGGGATTTAAACCGGACGTATTGAAACATATACAGGTAGCGGTTAGAGATTGTATTCTGGAGCACGATGAACCGGAGGATGAATGATGGAGTTAGCAATAGAGCAGCAGCAGATGTTATCTCTGCTTAAACGGATATGGGAAGCAGACCCGACTCTCCGATTCTGTCAACTCATCGGCAACTGTTTCGGTCAAGTATCGGGACGAGATATTTATTATATAGACGATGCCAAGTTTATGTCGGCGTTAAACGACACTTATATCACCGGGGCGGCCTGGACGTTCGGTGGTAGGGAGGGTGAATAATGCCGTACATCGACCCGGCGTGTCGTAGGGAACTTTATCCCCATGTAGAGGAATTGGCAAATCAAATTAGTCGTTTGCCGAAGAACGCTAGAGCGGGAGCCACGAATTTTGCTATCTTTATGTTAATCCGCGACATACTGTATAATGGGCCTTCTTCAAAATTTAAATATGACGATCTCAATGAAATGTTCGGTGCCCTTGAATGCTGCAAGTTGGAACTTTACAGACGACTGGCCGCGCCTTACGAGCAAAAGGCAATGAAGCGGAACGGAGACATACTATGAAGATGTTGACTTGTGATAGATGTGGTACGACGAAGTATTGGGGGGCCAAGAAGAGCGTTCCTTGTCCGGATTGCGATGGAGGTGTTTTGTGCCGCGTCATTACGCTGAAGCCTATAAAGCGGGTAGTGGGTACGTTGTATCGGGATAAAATTAGTGGTGGGTACGGTGAGATTGCTTTTGTACCGGACCCGCTCATTTGGTCATTACATGAAGGGGTATGGGACGGCGCTGAAGATATCAACGGGGTGAGTGTTAGTTATCTTTGGGCCAGGGAAGAATGGCAAGCCATCTACGGCAAGCTCCCCCGCAAGGGATCGAAGGAGCGAGTGATAATCGAACTTGTTGAGTAGCATGGATGAGGAATATAACATTGAGTATTGCACCTGTGAATCCTGCGGTCGTGAGTTTGCGGTCGATGGCGAAGCCGTAGGCAATCCGGCCTACAGGCAGTTTTGTCCGGACTGTCGAAGTCCGTACTTACTAGAGGATGAGAATGATGAATGAAAAATGCCCGAAGTGCGGTGGGTGTACCGATCTTATCGACCTAGGGGGACGTGTATTGTGTCGAGATTGTGTGATAAAATGGATGAATTTTTTAGTGGCCGAGACTAATCAGTTAAAGGCAATTGTGAGCCTGGGACCAACCTTAGACCAAGTGAGAACTGCATTGGCCGCAGGCGGCTCGATGTGTGAGGGCAAGATTGTCTTTACTGCGGGTCTTTGTGAGTGTGACCCGGACGTGGGCCTGGCTCCGTGCCGGTATTGCGCGATTCACGATGCCCTAGTGGCTGCTTACAACGCCGCCGAGGCCGCGAAGGAGAATGACGATGGCTGAGACAACAGAGAGTTCTGCATTCTTTGAGGTTCAAGCCCTGAACCGGAAGCTTCGGGCCGAGATCGAGCGGCTGAAGGCAGATACAGCGCTGCTGCCAAAAGATGCCGAGGGCAATCCGATGGGGCCGGGCTGCCGCCGCTGGGTTTGCCTAGACGACGAGAACCCCGAAGCCACGGAAGTCGCCGTCTCGACCCGCGAGTGGTCCGGCCCCGACGACCTGTATGTCTTCGTCCACGTTGAGGGTCGCGGCGGCGATCTGGACTTCATCCTCCTCGCCGATCTGTACCCCACCTGCGCCGCCGCCGAGGCCGCGAAGGAGCAGCCATGAACTACATACCCTTCGCATGTGACGCTGCCCCCGTCTTAGTGATGCGTTGCGGCGAGTGCGAGCGCATTGAGTTGCTGACAGACTATGAATCGTTTCGTTACGTTCTGCATTGCCCCGTCTGTGGCTATGACATGCGATGGGGCAGAATTATGAGCCTTGCGGAAGTCGAGGCTACGAGGGAATGATCCAAGACATACTCCGACAATGCGGCTACCCCCCGACCACTCTGGTACTCGACGCCGAGACATACTACGACAAGGAGTATACCTTGTCGAAGATGTCCACCTGGGAGTACGTTACCGATGGGCGGTTTGAGGTCTTAGGGTGGGCAGTTAAACATGATTCCGAGTTGGCGTATTTCTACGATGAACTGCCCGACATTGACTACGAAAATACTACCGTAGTGATGCAAAATGCGTTCTTCGATGCCTTGGTTCTGGCCCGACATTACGACATCTACCCGAAGTATATCGTGGACATACTCGATCTTGCCCGGCACGTAGAACCTCGCCGGTCTAATAAGCTGGCTGCTTTGTGCGAGCGGCATGGTCTACCGGCGAAGGGTGATACAAAACAATTTATGGGGCTGCATAAAGCGGGTATCAAAGAAGAAAATCAGCATCCGAATCTCGCATTGTACGCCATGAACGATGCAGAGCGGGAGTACGATCTACTTAATATCCTTCTGCCGCAGTTAAGTAACCCGACCTTTGAATTGAAGGTGATGGAGTATACCCGAAATTCGTTTCTTTCCCCGATACTGCAATTCAACTTTGATCGGGCTGAGGAATTAGAGGTAGCTCTTGTCGAACGGATGATGATCGACGTAGCATTGATTGGAGCATCGGAGAAAGAAATACGCGGCAATAAGTCCTTTGAAGCCCTGCTCCGTGAAGCGTTGGGGTCCGAGGAACCTCCGATGAAGCGGGGCAAGAAGGGTATGATCCTCGCCATTGCCAAGACGGATGCCGGGTACGAGCGTCTATCGAACCATGAAAATGAGCGGATATCACAGCTTATGCAAGCCCGTGTAGCATGTAAGAGTCTCCCATTACATATCAAACGGATTGATAGGATGCGTAGAGTTGCCGAGGCCGGTGGCGGCAAACTAGCCGTGCCTTTAAGCTATTGTGGTGCGCATACTGGCCGGTGGTCCGGTAGGGAGGGTATCAATCTACAGAATCTCCCCGCCAGGGCAGACCCGCTTGCCAATCAGATACGCACGTTGATCGAGGCCCCGGAGGGTCATGTTCTAATGATCCTCGACTTCTCGCAGATCGAGGCCAGGGTACTTGCATGGTTGGCCGGACAGAATGATCTGGTACGGGCCTTCGCGGAGGGTCGGGCAGTCTACTGCGATTTTGCCAGTCAGCTTACGGGACACAGGATTCGGAAGCCGCGTAAGACAGACAGCGGGGTAGTGGCCGAGTGGTACGGGCATTATCGACAGATGGGTAAGATTGGCATTCTCGGCGCAGGATACGGCCTCGGTTGGGAACAGTGTATGAAGTTCTCAAAGAACACCTATGGTATCACGCTGGTCCCCCAAGAGGCTAAGCGGCTCATTAACTTGTACCGCAAACAGAATCAGATGGTGGTACGGTATTGGAATAAGGTAGAGCGAGCGTTTAAATCGGCCGTGCAGAATCCGGGTACGAAGTATGGGCTTTCGTTCGGTATCGAGTTCTTCCGGGAGGACACGACCACGTTCATACAACTGCCGAGTACCCGCCGACTGCGGTATATCGGGGCAAGGGTTGAAGGTTCGGATCAGCTTGTGATGCCGAACCCCGCTAGTCACGATAAGAAGATTTATTTTTGGGGCGGTTATCTGGTGGAGAATTGTCTCGCCGGGCATACGAGGGTCGTAACTGATCGTGGAATTGTGCTTTTATCCCGCGTTAAGAATTCCGATCTGATATGGGACGGCGAAGATTGGGTCGCCCATAAAGGTCTGGTCAGTCGCGGAGTACAACAGGTCGTTGGACGAAGCGGAATTGATCTAACACCGGATCATTTATGCATGACGGATGAGGGGTGGAAACATGCCACGGACCTTACGAGATTTGAGTGGGCAGATGTTCGGTCGCCTTACGGTAATAGAATGGGTGCGATACGACGGGAAGAACCAAATTTGGCGCGTCCGTTGCGAATGCGGGCGCACTTGGAATATCCGTTCTTCCTCTCTTACGTCTCCGACTTATGGTACTCGGTCTTGTCGCTATTGTTCCCGCAAGAAACCGCACAGAGACCACAAACTATATGGAGTGTGGGGAGATATGAAATCCCGTTGCACGGATACGCGGCGGGTTTGTTACAAGAACTACGGAGGGCGGGACATACGAGTTTGCAAGCGTTGGGTCAATTCGTTCGAGGCTTTTTGGGCCGATATGAGCGATACGTATGTGCCGGGCTTAACTTTGGAGCGGATAGACAACGATGGCGATTACCGACCGGGGAACTGTCGATGGGCAACGTACAAGGAGCAAGCACAGAACAAACGCGGCCCTCGACTGTTGCCGAAATTCCGCGAAATTGCTCGACAGGAGGGGGTGGGACTTCGGGCCATATACAGCAGACACTACCGAGGGCAGCCGCTACGGAAGTCTTTGACCTCCTAGACTGCGGCCCCCGCCATAGATTTTGTGTGCTGGACGATACAAATAACCTGCGGTTGGTCCATAATTGTGTCCAAGCAGTGAGCCGCGACCTGTTGGCCGAAGCCGTGTTGAAGATCGAGGCATTGGGGGTGCGACTCCCGCTTATTGTGCATGACGATATGGCGGTGATCGTGCCGGTATGGGAGATTGAAACATACCGGGGGGCGATTGAGAAGATCATTAAGACCCCGCCAGTGTGGGCTGGGGGTTTGCCTATAGATGCAGAGTGCCGGGTATGTAAGAGGTACGAGAAATGAGTGGGGGAGGAACGATCAAGTGGCTTCTTGAAGCTTTTCGAGAGGAACTCGAAGTTGTTGATTCTCCTATGCCGGAGTTTCTCGCTCGAATCAATGCCACACTTAATGACCAACGGGCGATGCAAGCGTGGGGTGAATACGCCGACGAGCTTATGGAGGCCGTCATGGACTTGCCCCGGTCCTCGGACAAGGAGCGTGATAAATGACTCCAGCAGAGCAGGAAGCATTATTCGTTAAGGTACAGAAACGGTGGCCCCACTGGTCCGAGCACAAGGTCAGCGGGTATGTGCATGGTGTGATGGATGAGGCCCGATATGTACGGCCCCATCGTCATTATGTTACCATGTACTCCCCGAAGCACAGCTACTCGGTCGGTTACATCTTCGGCTTCATAGACGCCCGTGGTGAAGATGCCTTCACGGACCCCCGGCTAAAGAGGTTTAAGAGTCAAAGGGCCTTGGCGTATGAATGGTGGAAGAATGAATCCGAAACGACGTAGAGCGATATCCCGGTCCCAGGCCCGGAAATTGGGTAGGGGGGTCGGGATCATATATGACGGGATGAAGGCGTTCAAGGCCGGTGAACCGGCAGAAGTCAATCCATTCTCACCTGACAAGAAGCCGAAGGAATTTAGACTTTGGCTCGGCGGGTGGGAGTGGGGACAGGAGAAGGAAAATGGTTAAGGCAATCGGAATTTTGGTTACGGCGGCGGTTAGTATGCTCGTTCTGATGTGGCTTTCTCTGCACGTCCACGTGTGGATCGTCTGCTGGTACGCGCGACTGTGGGGGTGGGTATGATAAGTAGAACGCGATTCTTTGTTGTCAAATGGACTATGACATCTATGATCTGGTATCTCTGGTTCCTTGCATTTGGGAATTAACCGTGAGTCTCCCCCAAAACTGCCCCGTAGGTCCACGGAAGCGCAAGCCTAAGAAGGCAGGGCTGGAGGCCGAAGTTTTGAAAGAAGGTCTACAGTGGCTACGACAACACGGGCTGTTCGTATGGAGGTCGAACACCGGCGGGGTAAAATTCGATGATGGCGGCTTTATGAAATTCGGGTTTGTGGGTTCGGCCGATATAACCGGGATTCTACCAAGCGGACGACGTTTGGAGTGCGAGGCAAAGCGCCGGGTAGGGGGCAAACAGTCTCTCGCACAAAAAGAATTCCAAGATCGGATCGAGAGTAATGGCGGATCGTATGTTTTATTCCACTCAGTCGAGGAACTTGCTGAAAAACTTATCCCGGTTTTACAACAGACCGGGGTGTGGATTCCCCTTACACAGGGCGAATTTGCTCGCATTGATTTCCAAGATTGGCCGCTAATTTCTCAACATAAATGGCAGGCTTCCTTGGAGTATAAGATGTGGTATGCGAAACGATCCGTAGCCGTACCGAAAAAACGAACTATTAGAATGCCACGTGAAATCCTCGGCCTAGAACACGGGGATGGAATATGGGTAGATCATATAAACGGGGACGGCCTGGACAATCGTAGGGGTAATTTGCGAATTTGTACGCCCTCGGAGAATAGCGCGAATCAAAAAATGCGTTCCGATAGTCATAATAACTGGAAAGGCGTAAAGTTTGACGCCCGACCACAGCGGCAGAAGCGGTGGGTGGCCCGGATTACGCAGAACGGCAAGGAGATTTTTATTGGGTATTTTGATACGGAATTAGAGGCTGCCAAAGCCTACGACAAAAAAGCGCGGGAGTTATTCGGAGAGTTTGCCTGTCCGAATTTTCCCGAAGAACAGGAATAGGAATTCTGCGATAACCAGGGTATTCCCTACATCTTAGTCAAGTCCACAACTGAACTTAAAATCGAACTTAACCGACTTTTGGGTTGACGTACCGCCCGAATTGTGATACAATGAAGTGAAGGTAGAGTTGATATGATTCCACAATCGGCCACGTCCATCACGACGTACAAGACCTGCCCGATGAAGTACCGCCTTAAGCACGTTCTCCGTCTACAGCCCATTAAGGAGGCTGACGTGCTACGGTGGGGTACAAACTGGCATAGGTGCTTAGAGATTCTACGGGCAGACGACTGTGCCGATCCGGGCAAAGCCCTCGTCCGTCACATGAACGAAGTCTACGCCGACAAGCCCCCCAACGTCGATGCGGTCGATTGGGAGGTCGAGCGGACGGTGCTGTTGTACTCCGCTCTCGGTTGGGCGTGGTATTGGAAGGACGATCAGCTTGATGTCGTGGCCCAGGAGGTCAAGTTCGAGCGGGAGATTAATAGCGTCTATACTCGCCGTGGCAAGATCGACAAGATCATTCGGGTGGACGACAGGCCCCTGATATTGGAGCATAAGTCAACTAGCAAGCCGATTGATTCGGGGTCCGCTTACTGGAATCTTCTGAACATGGATTCACAGATCACCCTGTATCTGATTGAGGCCCGACATTTGCAACTGACTGGACAGCTTGAGCAGTACGGTATTAAACCCGCCGATCTCCTGATCTCCGGTATGTTGTACGATGTGTGGCACAAGCCTACAATCAGGCCGAAGAAGCTGTCGCAAGCGGACAGTAAGAAGTTCGTGGAGATAGGGGAGTATTGCGGGGAGAAGTTTAAGATAGAGATACGCCCGGAACCGGCTGATGGGGCCGTTGGTGATGATATTTTCGTCAATGATGTACTAGCCAGGGTTACTCCCGGCAAGAAAGAAGGTGCGTTTACGATACGGGAAACCCCCGAAATGTTCGGAGCTAGGTTGCTGGCCGATATACGTGGCAACCCCGAAAAGCATTTCGCCCGGAAGGAAGTTACTAGGACTGACAAGGAGCTTGAAAGGTTCGATAAGGAGTATTACAACCTCGCTCGAACTGCCGCCTTCATGGAGCGGCAGAATCTCTGGTTTGCTAATGAGCATTCCTGCAATGCTACCTATAGATGTGAGTACCACGGCATCTGTTGGTATGGGTTAGACGTTGAGAACGGGAGTATCCCTGATGGATTTGAGAGAGTTTAGTGACGACGACTTGTGGGAGTTAGCCAAGGCGCTTGCCCCGATATTGATACAGATACACAAGGAGCTTCATAATGCCAACACCCCCGAAGTACAAACCGAAGCAGAAGCTAACCAAGCCGCCCCCGATGCCGAAGGCAGCGGTCCCAACGCCTAAGCGGTTTGCCGTCTCTCCGTGGACCGGGACCGGGGAAGGCGAGAAAATCCTGGGCTACGCCGATACGGGCATGGGCAAGACCACCTTGTTCTCTATGCTCCCGAATCCGATCTTCATAGGCTTGGACGACGGCGGTAGGAAGATTGTCAATCCCAAGACCGGGGAGCCGATCAACCATGTTCCCAACATCACAACCTACGAGGATGTTCGTGCTGCCCTGCAACAGTCGGGTCTGTTTCCAAAGGGGTCTAGTTGTGTTATAGACACCTTTACCATGCTGGAACGGCTGGCCGAGGCCCATGTTCTCGATATCGTGCCGCTGCCCAAGGGTGGGGGCAAGGCCAAAAACATCAAAGCCTACGGATGGAACGAAGGTTCCTCGCATGTTCTGGATGCTGTACGGCTAGTCCTGCAAGACCTCGATGCTCTGGTCCGTAACGGTGTGAATATTGGTCTGGTCTGTCAGGAGCAGGCGATCACTATGCCCAATGCAGAGGGTATGGATTACTTGAAGGCCGGTCCCAAGTTGCACCACGATAAGTCAGTCAGCGTGATGCTCGAAATATGTGCCTGGGCCGATCATGTATTCCGCATTGACTATCTGAATTCGGCCGTTCGACAAGAGGGAGAACGAGTAGTGGGCAAAGTTGTTTCTCCGGATGCAACGCGAGTGATCTCTATTGCCGGGGCACAGCATTTCCAGGCCAAAAGCAGAACCCTCAGTAAGTTTGCGGGTGAAGGTGGCGAACCTATCACCAATATCTCATTCGAGACACCGGCCGACGACTCGGTGTGGGGGTTCTTATTCCCACAGGAGGATCAATCGTGACCACTACGGAGATTGTCCTACAGCATATTCGGGATCACGTCCAAAAAGAGTTGGAGGAATCTGAGCGGGGCTGGTGTCAAGGCGTGAACAAATGGCCGAATGATTACGCAGAAGGATTAGCGCGGAGCGAATTAGATACATTACGGAGACTTTCTGGCTGGCTCAAAACAGTATGCTCGGAGGACAACTGATGAAGATGTTAGCGGACAATATACTGGTGGACCCGGAAAGTTGGCCTACGCAAAAGCTAGGTAGGATCATTCTTCCGGATAATAACAAGGTGAAGGAGGCATTTGCCCGTGGTGTCGTGAACAACATCGGGCCGGGTCCGGTTCTCGTACTAAGCGGGAAGCATTCTCCGGTTGAAGTTAAAGCGGGGGATCATATCTTGTATCGTAAAGTGAATGCGATACCCATTGTGGTAAACGACAGGGAAATGCACCTTGTTGTCGAAAGAGACATTTTAGCAATCCTCGAACCGAATGATTTTGGCGAATTAAAGGAGTCAGAAGATGTCTGCGATAATTGAGTCGCGGTCCCGATTGAAGTGGTTTGCACAAAGAATGGAAATTGAACTGCAAGAGAACGATTACAAAGGGGGGTGGGATTTTTGCTCTTTTGCCTACCTGGTTAGCAGATTGATTGGGGAGGCTGGGGAGTTACTCCGAGCGCTACAATTTGGGGAAGATTCGACTGTTGTTACCAGTGAGGCGGCGGGCGTAGCGAATTTTGCGATGATGATTGCCGACAATTATCTTCGCCTTGAGAAGGAGTCAGAAGATGCCACCGATTGACACGACAGGAACCTACAAAGGTACGATACTAGATTTCTCTGTGGGGAAAACGAGGAAGTCCGGATTGCCGCAGTTTATTTGCAAGTTGCTGGCAACGCAGTATTACGATGAGCCAAATGAGGCGTGGGTGGATTGGTCCGCTGCCGAGCAAACCATAATGGGTTACTTCGTTTTGGTGACTCTGGACGGCAAGGGTCAAGTTGTGAAGTGTCCGAACTACGATTCATTGATGGAGGCTGTCGGGTGGGACGGTATATCCTTCACCGGTTTGGCGAAGGGCGATTGGAAGGGTATCGAAGTCCAATTTACGGTTGCCGAAAATGACTACAACGGTACTGTGACCCTGCAAGTTGGTTTTATCAATCACGTTGACGCTCAGATCGGTATGCGTAAGCTTACCGATGCGGATTTGGCCTCCCTCGATCAGCAGTTTAGCGTGGCAACGCAGACGGCTAAAACAGCAGCTAGGCCCCCGAAGGCGAAGGCCAAGCCCCCTAAAACTAAGACCGCATCGCCCAAGACTACAGCACCACCGCCTCCTGTTTTGGAAGGGTGCGATATGAACGAGGCCTGGGGGGCCTGCGTAACGGCCAATGAAGCATTGAACAAGCCTGTCCCCGATGAGATTCTCGGTGACTACTGGACCGGTTCCATCGGAGAGATCGCCCCCGGTATTGACGTTAAGGATGTAACTGGCGAGCAATGGGCCAGGATACGTGAGAGTGTGCTTCTTAAGGTAGATATACCATTCTAAGGGTAAACGTGGAGCGGCCGAAACAAATCATATCAACTATCATACCTCTTGGAGTAGGCCGCTCCGTTTGCTATCATGGACAACAACCTAGCTGAACAACATATAGTCTATCAGGGTAACGTCGTGCCGGTGCTGCTCGATAAATTAGCCGAGCAGTTAAAGGTTAGTACGTCGGCACTCACTACCTTGGAAATCGGATATGCTCTGCGAGTTCCGCTCAAGAACGACAGGAACTTCTACAACTGTTGGGTGTTTCCGGAGCGGGATGAACGAGGCAGTATCATCGGTCTGTCTCTCCGACAGTGGGATGGACAGAAGCGCATGGTTCCTGGTTCCAAGCGCGGCCTTACCTACGTGGCCGACGTACACGAAAGCCCTGTGGAGGGCAGGTATCAGGCGGGACCGCAGAACTTTGAGCGGTCTACCGAGGACACCCCCTGTCCCATCTGTGGCCGGGCCGGGGATGGATGTCTTATATCGTCAGAGGACACCGACGATCCGAAGGCAGTTATCTGTTGTCGGACATCGGAGGGTGCTGTTAAAAGCCTGGGGGCAGCGGGCCACCTGTACATACGGAAGGAAGAAGGATACCTTAAGACGGCTGGTTCGGTTCTTCCCCTGTCCGACTATCCTGTTGTCATAGTCGAGGGAGCCTCGGATGTTGCGGCGGCATGGGATATCGGATTAACCGCAATCGGCCGACCGAGCAGCGCTGGCTGTCTGAGCTTGATACCGCCTTTGATAGCCGGGCGAAGCGTAGTGGTCCTGGGTGAGAATGATGCGGGTGCTGGCAAGGAGGGCATGGAACAGACCTTCGAGATTCTCAGGCCACATGCCAAACAGATTGTAAAGGTAATGCCACCGGAGGGAGTGAAGGATTTACGCCAGTGGGCGGAACAGGGCCTTGCCAGGGATCAGTTCGTGGAATACGCCCGGTCCGAGGGTAGCACCGAGAGTACCAATATTATCCTCGCCAGTATTGCCCCGTTGGATTTGGCGAAACAGTGGTTGGAGGTCGAATATTACGAGAACGGTATTTACACGCTGCGTAAACTGCACGGGGTATGGTATGCGTACAACGGCCGGTGCTATGAGGAAGTGGAGGCTGCCCACATTCGTAAACAGCTATACCGGTATTTCGGCGACAAGAAGCAGATGAAGATGCGGTCCAACGGATATGATCTTATCAACTACGACCCGACCAAGGGAAAGGTCGATCAGATTATGGACGCCCTGCTTGCATACTGTCCCATCGCGGCCGAGGAAATTCCTTGCTGGCTGTCTGAGGACCACGAGGGCGTCAACCCCAAGCACATGCTCACGTTCCCCAACGGGCGTTTAAACGTGACCGATTGTATGCGGGGCGGTGTGCATCTGGAAAGGACCACGCCCGATCTGTTCACGTTGTCCTCGTACCCTTATGACTTCGACTCCAATGCCACTTGTAATCTGTGGAAGGAGTTCTTAGCGGAGATATTTGCAGACGATCCCATCAAGATCAGACTACTGCAAGAGTGGTTCGGCTACAATCTGATCCCCGATAACTCCCACGAAAAGTTCATGCTGTTTCTAGGGCCGACGAGAGCGGGCAAGGGTACGATCCTCGATGTGCTTACGAACATCCTTGGCGAAGATCAGGTTCTTGCCACCACGTTTAAGGACTACACCAGACGATTCGGCCTCTATCCATTCTTGGGTAAGCTGGCCGCAGTTATGGGTGACGTATCTGTTGGTGAGAACTACGACGCGACGGAGGCGCTTAATGTCCTCAAGCGTATCACAGGCAACGATGTCATAACGATTGAACGCAAGGGACAGGATATCACGCAGACCTGCATCCGACTCTATGCCCGATTTACGATGGCGGCTAACGTGATGCCCCGGTTGCCCGATTATTCCCGAACGGTAGAAGCACGTATTCTCCTTATACAGTTTCTTATCAGCTATATGGGTCGGGAGGACATAACTCTCAAGACCAGACTGCGTACAGAGTCCCCCGGTATTCTTCTGTGGGCGCTAGATGGGTTGAAGCGGTTACAACAGACCGAAGAATTCTCCGTGCCGATTGGAACCGAGGGAATAATGCGGCGTATTCGCGGCCATATAACCCCCTTCGTGGAGTTTATTGACGAGTGCTGTCTACTTGGTGACACGCGGGAATATTATATCACCCATGAAATGATGTACGACTGTTGGAGAAATTGGGCCAACCGCAACGGCGAACGTCCGCAGACTACGCGATGGGTTAATCGCTCCGTCATGTCTCTATATGCCGGATGTCAAAGCGGACGTATGACGCTTCATAGCGGTCGTAAACGTGTATTCAAAGGCATCAAGCTCCGTGACTCTGCAATGATTGAGTATCTAGGAATAGCACCGTGAACGGCAAGGGTGACAGCCGACGCCCGTTTGATCGGGAGAAGTGGGAGAAGAACTACGATAGAATCTTCGAGCAGGAACATTGCAAACACCCCGGATGTAAATGTCATATAACACATCCCTGTGAAGAATGCGGCTATCAAGGAGGCCAGAAATGACCCGCGATTATGACGATGTGAAAGACAGCGGAGAACGTCAGGAGTTCCCAACAGGAGCGATGCGAGATACGCAGCATGGTAAAGGACGGTACGACTTAGTGCTATCACTCTCTCACACCCTCTATCGGCTCGCTCGTCACTTCGAGAACGGGGCTGTCAAGTATGGCGACGACAACTGGCGGAAGGGGCTTCCGCTCCGTCGATTCCTCGACTCCGCGTTTCGGCATGTCGGTAAGTTCGCAGCCGGAGAGGACGACGAGGATCATTTAATTGCGGCAATCTGGAATCTTTGCTGTCTGTGCGAGACACAGCATGAGATCGAGGCCGGTCGGCTGCCCGCTGAACTTGATGATATGCCGCACTATGATACCCCCAAGCTAGGTGATACGCGGATTAACCCGGAAGCGGGGGAAACTGAAACGTATATGAGATATGTAAGTAGCGGGCGTCGAATGTGTTTTGATGGCCCACGTACTGAACGCCCGTTTTGTGCTTCATGCGGCGCGTCAATACCCCCTATCGTCGGTGAGGGAACCTGTCCGAAGTGTGATCCGCCCGAATCGGTTATCCCCACCTTCTACGTAGCCGGTCCCATGCGCGGCCACGATCAACTTAATTTCCCGATGTTTGATCGTGCCGCCAAGTTAGCTAGAGCGCAAGGACTCGGCGTAATAAGTCCCGCCGAGATGGATCGGGCGAACGGAATCGACCCAGCCACTATGCCCCCGGAGGATATAGACCTGTCGGGGATTATACAGAGAGATTGTAAAACAATACTCACGCTCAACCCCGCTCGCGGTGACGGTATGATTCTTCTTCCAGGGTGGGAAAAAAGTGTGGGGGCGCGGGCAGAAGTGGCGTTGGGGGTGTGGATGGGTTTACAGTTTATAAACTTCTATCCCGCGAGTTGTGATGATTTCCCAGATGAATTTGAATCAATAGGTCAACTCGCTACTGAGCTTAAATTATTCTGTCAGGAGAAACTTGCATGGGTATAATCCAGACATACAGGAAATTCTTCGTCGGGTTCGATAGACACGCCCCGGAGCATGATCCCACGGTTGACAAGATCGTATCCGAATTCCTCTCGGACTTCAAGCCGCAGATTAGAATTGCGGGTGGTGATTGGCAGTCAGTCGATCAGGTAAACAGTTTCAACAACGAGTCGAAAGTTCATTTGAAGGATGAGTTTGCGATGAACCGGGCAATCCTTAGACAGTGGAAGATTACCCACTACCTCGAAGGGAACCACGAAGAGCGTCTACGTCGAATTGGGTTAATGGACGAACGGCTGCGTACTCTGGCCGACTTGCGAGAGAACCTGGAACTGGATAAGTTGAAGATAGAGTTTCTACCTTACCACCCGGTTCAAGGAGTTCTCCAAATTGGATGTTTAAAAGTCCTTCATGGCTTCTATGCAAACGAATATGTAGCCTCCAAGACCGCTCGAACATACGGAACATGCGTATTCGGACATTGTCACCGGTTCCAAACTTTTTGGCCCAAAGCTGCCTTTGCAAATCACGTCGGTTTTGCAATTGGTATGCTTGGCAGTCTAAATCAGAGTTGGGCGGCAGAGCGAGCACCGACCGGGTGGGGTCAGGGCTTTGCCTTCGGGTACATCCATAAAGACGGGTACTTCGATCTGTACCCTGTACGAATAGTCGGGGATCAGGTTACTATCAACAATCGTACTTATCGGAAATGAGGAAGGAGGAACTTGTGATAGCTGATGTATTGTTCGTGATAGGGGCGGCTGCATTGTTCGCCGCAACTATAGTTAACTTGGTATCTAGATTAGGAGGTTTAAGATGAAGCATTTGATTTGGGGTTTGCTGGTGACGATGATTCTGGCCGGATGCGGGGCCGGTACAGCGTATGAATTACTCGAAAGGGACGCTGTGATTGCCGCTGCTACGGAGGCCAAGAAAGGGGTATTGGCTTTCAATCAGGCGGTAGAAATCGGGACCGCTATGAGTCGTGCAGAGATGGTGCGTAAAGTAGGCGAGGGCGTGTATACAGCGGCATTGGCAACCTCCACGCCGGAGGAAGCTGCTGCGATTGCCAAGAGGTCTACAGGTCTGCTGCTCGATCATATTGCTAACTACATGGAGCAGGAGCGAAGGCGGGCTAATCTGCTTGAAGTGACGTTGGACAATCTGGATTATATCATTCAGATTAGTCAGGACGGTAAGCAGTTTGCCCTGTATCGTTCGGACGTGACGACTCAATGGAAGCAGTATATTACTTCAACCGCCCGTGGTCGTATTGGCGCAGTAACATCCATTCAGGAGGGCAACTAATGGGCGACGAAACGAATGTGTTTGACGAACTGCGTAAGATTCTTGGAACGAGCGAGGCGCAAGATGTGGGACCGAGGGAGAATGCGGCTTTCGATGCCCTCGCGGGGCATGACAGTACGCCGACTGTACCTCTGACGGACGTTCAGAAGGTGCGGTTCACCGATCTGGCCCGCGAGCTTGGGGTTGCTAAGACCGATGCGTATGTCGAGGCCAACGTCCTCGTCAAGCTGTTGGAAATCGCCAAGCTCATTATCCCCATCATCGCCGGTGGGATTGGAGGCTAGGAATATGAGTTGGATTAAAGCGATCTTGAATGCAATGCGAGGCCACAGAACGGTCTTTACCGTAAGCACGGGTATCGTATTAGCCCTGGTAGCAACAGCGAACGGGGAAATGGCCCCGGGCCAGTGTCTTGCAGCCTGTATCACCGGGGCAGCGCTTATTTTCGGGCGATACGGCCTCACCAATGCAATCGCCGGTGTGATAAAGGAAATTAGTGCGTCTAATGGAAAGGATTGACACCCGCACACAACTGATTAAATATATCCACAACAACGCCCCCCGTCCGGCTATCAAGACGGCGTGTTACCGTGGATCGGTCGAGGTACTCGGAGGGTTTAGGAACATCCCTCCGAGTACCCGGTCGGGGTGGATTGTAGTTATTACATCAGAGTTCGGCAGAGTGTGGTATGTAGCCGTGATGGAAGAAACCGGTGCGGGTTGGAAAGTAGGCGTGATTAAGAATATCCCCTGGCGAAACTACATTGGCGTAAAGAATCGCGGCTTCCCCTCTATCCATGACGGGGACAATCCAATGAAGGCTTGTGCGGCTAAGGAGAGAGCAGATGTCAGAGACTAAGAAATTCTACAATCCGAATGTTTACTACCTGCGGCATGACGCGGTTGATACATTGATCGTGGGCAAATCATTGTCGGTGGAAGATTTGTCTAAAATAGTTACGTTGGACTGCGTATTTATATGGGACAATCAAGGTCTTTACCGGCTAATACCGACCCCCGTACTTCGTAACGCCTGGATTGAACATCATGGCATCGAGCAGTATAGCGAAGTTTTTCAACGCAAGGCGTCCTCTGTAGGACAAAGCGGCATACGGTGGTCACAGGGCGTCGATGTACCGCAGGAAGTAGTGGCAGCGTTACTCAGTTCCCTACCAACCTAGCTAATGCAAAACCGCCGCCAATGCCGACCGTAACCAAGACTGTGTATATCCAAAGTTTGACACGATTTGATTCGGCTTTAACTGCGCTTACGATTTGTTCGTGATGCGCAGTTACGTCTTTGTTATGCGCAGAAATCACAGCTATCAATTGTTCGGGAAATACGTTGTTTAGATAGTTGTCGAAAAATCTTCGCACAGTAATTTCGGCCGTCATTTCAACATCTTCTTTTTCAATCATATCACTTTTTCTTCTTTCGCTTCTTACGTCTGCCGCCTGCCTTCTTCTTCGGTGGCTTGGCCGTTACAGTGGGGAGACCAACACCGCGCGTTATCGCATCAAACGTGTCTATCTCCCCCCGCATTCTATGAATTAGGGCCTGAACTGCAACGGGGGTGGATTGTTCAGTCTGCTTAATTAGATACGACGGGACTTGCTCCCAACCAAGCGGACCACTTTGGAACGGTTTGTATTTCGCCGCCTCGCCGCTCTCGATGAGTTCCCCGAAGGACGTGAACGACTGCCCCCGCCAATCCTGACCCGATCCCATCTCCCATCCCATGCGGGCCAGCATACTCATCTTGCCCTTGGCCGCTCTAGTCGGGGTAACAATGAACTTTATAGGATCGCGGAAGTGGCCGATTATGCTGAGATATTTACGACCCGGTGATTTTCCACCGAACTTTCTATAAATTGAGGTAATATCCACATCCATCCAACGAAGATTGCCCTTCTGCCACGCTTTCTTATATTGACTCAGGAAGGTTTCCTCGTCGTCCAGGGCGGCGGTCATAAGATTAAGAACGACTGTGGCCCCGATGCCTTTTATCAGAACGCGACCCCACATACCACGGTACACACGGCCTTCCTCACCGCGTTTAAACGCATTAACCATCGTCCGGATGTTGGATTCGGTCCAATCGGGGGCCAGGGAAACAGCGCGATGCAATGCTTGCAACGTAGGATTTCGCCCCATGCGTTGCAGGTTCAACCCGCCGAAGTCGTCGTTATACAGGGCGGCTATCCGCTTTGCGATTTCATGCTCGTTCGTTTCTCCGCTACGAAGTTGAGCGTCGTGAACTTTCAATTGGTGTATGAAGTCAAGATACGCGGCATTGGCTTTCAGATACGTACCGAACTTGTTAAACATGAAGTGGCTATTAGCCCGGCTGAGAGCGATCAGCGATTTACGAATCTCCGACGCCATTGGAATCTTGTCGATAAGTTGTCCGACTTTAGTAGCCTCGCGCTCTGCGGCAAGGTCCAGGCCCATCTGATCGCCCAGGGTCAGACCTCCACGAACTATCTGGTTCAATCGGGTGCTCCTGCCCATCACCAGTTTCTTTCCCTCTTGATACGCTTTAACTATATTCAATCCACCGCGCGAAGCAAGCACGTAGGATCGAGCGAAAGCCGCATAGTGGAAGCCTGACGCAGTAAGAACGGCATGTTTTAGCGCCTGATTGTATTTAAGGATTTCCCCCACGCCCTTGATGTTCATAAGTTCGGACGATCCAAGGGCGTTGTTAAGATATTTGGCAGTTTTCTTGTCGGTCCACATCTGCGCGCGTCTCATCAACTGTCCATCGGGGGTAAGAAAAATGTCGGGGCCGTAAACTTTCCCTTCCACACCCATTTCACCAGACCAAACCCACTTCTCAAAATTGGGGTGCTTTACCCTGTGCGTATGTTTGTCGGTTTTGCTCTTACTGATTACGTCGGATTTAAGACCCAGATCAACAAGATTCCGATCATGTATTACCTGGGCCACCTGTTGACGGGCAAGCATCTGCGCCTCGATAGCACCCGGCACGGCCAGTTCCAAACCATTCGACCACGCCTCGATCAGGGACGGTAGAGTACGCTGTCTTGCCCGCGCGGTGGAGATCGTAAACTTAGCCTTACCCGGTTTCTTACCCTTCTTGTAAATGCGAGCCGAATAGTTCTCTACCACGTTCTTAATGATACCAGCATCCATCGCCTCGATGCCGAGGGCGTTATTCTCGACAATGACTTGCTCAGCAAACGCTTTCTGTTCTGTAGTCAAGGACATCGCCCGCTCTACGGTAGCCTGTTGCTCCGAGGTCAACGCCTGTATGTTCTCCGCCGTGTACGAATCGGAATTGTCCTTCATATCGATGTAAACAGCAATGGCGTCGTTGACTTGATCTAACTGCTCGCCTTCCTGCGACAACTCTCGGAGTTCTACTCGCTTATTCGCCGCGTCTATTCCCGCCTTATAGTCGGCCAACTGTCGATCCCCAATCCATTTATCCGTGAGATCGGGGGCAGATATATCCGTGTCGGCTCGCACGTCGGGAATGTCCGCTTCGGCCGGTAAGGATACTTTGAGATTATCCGGCAGAGCTTCTTCCGCTATGACTGCCCGCTCCACCTGGGCCAGTCTGGTCAACGGCCGATTAGCAGCTAGAGTCTGATTTCCCGCTGCTGGACTCGACGGGATCACGGGATCGCCAGGAGTGGACCCATCTGCCGCGCTGCCGCGATGGATCGCAGCCATACCGGGAGCGGCCATCATGGGCATAACCGCACCCTGCAACGCCGCTTCCCACACCCCATCAAGGGTTTTCCGTTCCGGCGCGTAGGCCAATCTATCGACGGTATTCTGTAGCAGTTGCGTGATACCTTCTTCCGCAGCGCCTTCGACGGCCATACCAGCCTGCTCCGTGCCGTGCTTGACCAAAATAGACGCGGCCGATCTTATCCCACCGCGAACGCCGTTCTTTGTAATTGCGCTACGTATGCCGCTTACGGCACCAGCCAATCGAATTCCGGCTTTCTTTGCCACGGCCTGACCAAAGGATTCTAGCGCATACTCGATAGTGGCATTAGAGATTGCCGCCGTCCACTCGGCACGGGCAGATATATCTTGCCCCTGCGCCCGACGTTGGGCTACATCTATGAAAGTTGACCCGGCTGTAGATACGGCGAACATGGCGGGGGCTTGACCCGCGCCCATGAACAGGTTCATCACGTTACCAACAGCCTGCCCCGCGAATCCGCTTTTGCCACCGCGAGGTTGCAGTATGCGGGTCACTTCCTCGCTATCGAGGGCCGCTCCCGCCGTAGCATCCTGCGTAATACCGAGCGCATCCGTCATGCGAGCTTGCGCCCCGCGTATACCGGCCAAATTCTGTAGAACGGTCTGCGATATATTCGATTTGAAGTTGGCCCAGGAATCATCCTCGGTTCGCTTGCTACGTATTTCAGCAAACTTATCTTTCGGAACTGCGGCCCCTGTCGCGGTCATGTAATAGCCTTCGGGCTGCAAACCGGCCAACCGCCGGTAGGTATCTACAATCGCCACCTGTTCGTTCGCAGTAAGACGTTCTGCACCAATGTTATCGCGCGACTTCTGGTATTCCTGTATCCGATCCGAGGCTCGCTGCATGTAGTTGCTGATATCGACCGCGCCTACGCCAATATCCTCCGTAACCCACTCCTGCCCCAAGTCCTTGGCAGCAGGAACACCGGTGAAAAATTCATCGGCGGTCAGAGTACGTCGATCTTGTCTACGCCCCATATTGAAGAAATCTTGGGCTGGTATAGGCATGATTACTCCATCAGGTCCATCATAGGCTGACCGGCATCGTTATAGCCAAGGAAGCGCGCTCTATACCCCGCACTGTTCGTATAAATCCTGCCTTTTACATACGCCTCCGCTGGTCGTTTGTCCTTCAAGAAACTTTCTATGGCCGTCTTTTCCTGCGTATATGTTTGACTTTGTAGATTCTGCAAGGTATAAATCTGGTCATTGATCGGGCCAACCCGCTTTGCAAAATCTTCATCGCTCTCATCTTCAAACTGTTCAATGTCTCCTGCAAGCCGTTTGATTTGTTGACCGATCATCTTCCGTATTCCATCTTGCCGATCCCTTATCAAGTCAATCGCCAGTTCTTCTTTTTCCGATAACTGACCGGCCACCTTAGCACGTGCGGCCAAACGCTTTTGCTCGATACCTTCCTGTCTTTGTAGATCGGCCAATTGCTCTGCCTGAATATCCCGCTGCTTTGAGATCGTGATGCCCATCTGCAATCCGCGCTTCGCCTCCTCCGACTGCTGCGTGACTTGCGCGAGCCTCTCGGTCAACTGGGCTTTTATACTCAATGCCTCCTGCGTTTCAGGCGAAACGGTTTCCATAAATTCAGGCCGCGCCAGAAGCAACTCCTGCGTACCCTCGGTATAATTCCGCAGTTGTGCATTGACAGCGTTAAGTTGCTGCCGGATTTCGCCACTAGCCTGCTTAGTCATATCGTCTACGGCCTTCATCTGCTCCTGCAACTCACGCCTCTTAGCGGTGGAACTGGGCAAAGTCCCCAAGACTCTACGCACCGATTCTACGTCGTCCAGATTGGCGAATATCCGCGCTTGCTTAATCTGCGCAGGATCATAGATGTCTGCTTGTTCTGCTTCGGTTATTGCCCGATTCAATTGCTGACGTGCAGCCCGTGTATCGTCCCCAACCGGCCTTCGTCTAGCCATCTGACCGGCAGCGGCCTGTTGCAGAGCGAATGTTCTATCTCTCGGCGCAGCACCCGCAGTCCGACTTCGGGCAGACAGGGCCATTTGAGTTAACTGTATATCGCGGCCTGCTTGTATCTCGCGTCTACGGGCCTCGCCTGCCTGGGTAGCTAATTGCGTTAGTAACCCAATGGGTGCGTGACTTATAGTAATTGGCATAGTTCTATACCTCTCTACTTAACAATATACGCCTTGTCAATATAACGCTCCTTGCGCCTTTCGCGCCGCGTAGGCCGCGTTACCAGCAGCTTGTTGCGCTTTCCATCTTTCTAGAATTCCCGGCCCCTGCGACTGAGTCCCACCGTAAACTACTTGCCGTTGCTGCCCACCCTGCTGTCCGGCCATCTGCATCAGGTTAGCATACATACTAAGATCAGGCCCCTCATCAGTACGTCGTTCCATAACGCCCGCTCTCTGCATCGCAACAGACTCTTCAAGTTGCTGCCGCTGCATTTCGGCATCGCTCGCAATTCCACGACTCACGGCCGATGTTATAGTCGTACCCCCAAGACCGCGAGAGGTAAGCCGTTGGGTGGCAGCGGCCTGCTGTTGTCCAGTTTGTTGCTCAATTCGAGCACGACCCGCTGTACCAAGACCCTCATACTGCTTAAGAATTTCCTGATACCGTTGTTCATTCGCCCTGTTCGCTTTTTCCTGGGCCGCTTGTAACCGTGTAAAGATGCCCTGGAAGTTGGCCCCCCCTAGTGCTTGGGCCTTTCCCGCTCTTTTCAGTAGTAAATCGGCTAGTCCTCCAAAACGTGATGCCATTTTACAACTCCTTATAGCGTCGGTGTTGCATTTGTTATAACAACATCAACTTCGTCTAATAGGGTTAATCTATCACATAATACCTGCCGCTGATCGTCCAATAAATCGAGATCATTTAAATCATCTAGCTGCGTCTGCGCTCTCTTACGCTCACGCACCACCGCAGGAATATTGAATACCTCAGTTAAGAAAGGTAATGGTACGGGCGTCCCGTCTACCAAATAGAGACTATACCGAATCTCAACCACGGCTGTTGAAGTACGCACAATCTCGCGGGTGCATTGATCTTTGAAGTCCATGTTATGTGGCCCCACCAAGTTTATTCGATGTAAAGTTCATACATATACCATGCAATTCTGCATCTACTGCTAACGTGTCCGCGACTAAATCAGCTCGACGTTTAATACGCAAGTGTAAACAAACATCGGTGGCCGAAGGCGCGGCTAAAGTAAATGTGGTTGTAACCATACCTTCTGCCGTTGCAGAGGAAGTTGCGTTACTTGTTAATGTTGCATCAGCCGCAACGGTTGTATCTTCATCTGCCGCCCGCCATAAATACTCTACCTGCCATACTCCGATCAAACTCGTAGCAGTAGAACTCCATCCAAGACTTAGAGTAGGTACTACGGTGCGATCCATGCGGTTCGGAATACGCATGTTAGCGACAATTGTATCATCCGTTCCATCAGTAAACTGCCACGCCCCTGAAATACCGTGATCTACAAACACGGCCGGTTTAACACCCGGAGCTTTAAGTGCCTGGGCACCTATCCAAACTGCATTTGTAACGCGGGCGGTGCCGTGTAAATTGATTTCACCATCGGCTTTAATCTCGGCGTAGTTGCTACCGAGAGTACCCATAAAGATAAATCCGTCCTCGTCAATCTCCATTCGCAGGACGCCACCAGCACCCGTATCGGTTCTAAAGAGTATGGACCTATCCGCCCTCTCGTTCGAGATCAATAGATCGTCGTGCCTGCCGCCATTATACCCATCAGCGTAGCGGGTATTACATATCATAAATACATCGTTGCCGCTCTCATCCTCGGCTCTGAAGGCGAGTTTTACGTCGGCGGTGTTGCCCTTGAGCCACATATAGGCGTTACCGCCGTCTGTACCATCTGTCCCGTATGCGTCAAACTTAAAAGTGGCATCCCGCACTGTGACGGATTTCGCATCAAATAAAACCGTAACGTCGTCAACAGCCTTGTTCAACCCTATGCGAGTATTATTCTCATCGCCGTAGTTACTGACAACCTCGAATCCGTCGTTCTCGCCTATTGTTAGGTCGCCTGTCGTTGTTATATCCAAGTCCTCGGCGTCAACCAAGGCACTCGTAATCGTCACGCGAGTAGCCAGAGTTTGCAACGTAGAACCAGATGCTCCGACCGTGCCGGTCTTGATAACCACGGAACCCGGAGCAGCATCACCCGTGCTCTTGCCACCGGCCAGTATCAAATCCGCACCGGCATTGTCCGCGCCACTCCCACCCGTGGCTTGCAGGGTTATATCATCCGGCGAAGCAGCCGTGACGCCCTCGCCCATATAGGCGTTCGCAATCGCTCTGCTTGCACTACCAATCACTAGTTGGCCGCTTGCCGTAGAGACGGCGCTATCCCCCAACACAATTGATCCCTGAGAGTCTGCTATAACATCAGTATAGCTTCCTATCAGGACGTTATAGTCGCCGGTAGTAAGGCTGGCAGCCGCCTCGTATCCAATGACTACGTTGTGCGCACCGTCCGTAATGGCTACTCCGGCCTCTTGTCCTATCAAAATACATTCACCTATGGTGGTTCCGTTTGAGCCTGCGGCCCACCCAATAGCAACATTACTCGAACCGGAGGTAGCAGAAACACCAGCGTAAGAACCTAAAAAGAAGTTATTACTGCCATTAAGCAGGGCCGCTCCCGCCCGATAACCTACACACGCGTTATCTTCGCCACCCGTAATGTCTCTACACGCTTCTACGCCTACCCCTATATTCCTGTACCCCGTTACACTACCGCCGTTATTGCCCCCCGCAAATACGTTGTCCAAGGCATCGACGGTAAAAACACGCACACCGTCGATCTGATACCCGCTGGCCTCATCAGTAATGTTAACATTAAAGGCATCCAACGTGTATGCACCGAGATCGACGTTAGCGTTTGCACCTGTATATGGAACATACGTTCCGGTGACAAGGGTATCGACGTAGGCTTTGACAGCCTGTTCTGTCGGCACAGCCGAATCAGAGTTACCCCCTAGCGTATCGTCCGTGGAGAATTCGGTGATCGCGTTGATCATCGTTAGGCCCCCGAACGTCCCGACGCCCGTTACATTGAGGGTAGTACCAACAGACACGGCACCTAGAATACCGACATTTACATCGACAAACAGTCCTGTGGTGAACCGGAATCGGCCCTCAGATTCATCCCAATATAATTTCGGATCGCCTGTTATACCCGACAATTCAATAACGTCTACATCTTCGTCTGTAGCATAGGTGATATCAATACCGGTCTTGGCGCTTAAATTAAGATTCCCGAACGTACCTGAACCGGTCGTCGTGAGGTTAAATGCGCCGAGATCAACGTCCTTAATCGCACCTGTATAAGGGATGAAGTCTACACCAACGGCATCGTTGGCGCGCCTAGTGCGCACATCTTGACGGGGTAGGCGATCTGGCATTACAACTGACCCTTTCTGGTTCGTCCCGTAACTTCCGCGTAGGCCGTAAGACTTTCCATCGCCCATGAAGTTTCATCCACGGAATTAGAAAGTTTCAAAACGATAGAATTTCCGGCCACTCGCTTGAGAATGGTAGTACGCCCCCCGGTAAGAGTATGTGTAAATCGGATCGTAGATGATTCCACAGCTTTCTGTGGTGTATCTTCGGCGTAGGCAGTTAACACCACATTATCGGCGCTCGTATCCATTAACGCTACGAGTCGATTTATACGGGTATTACGCCCTGGTCCCCCGATTGAGATCGGAGTATATGTCACGGATGAGTTTATCGTTATCCCGTCGTCGTCGTTTGCGGAGGAATCCGGATATCGAATATAGCCGTCCCACCCACCGAGCAAAAGTGCATTATCGTCGGGGCTATCTCCGTCGTAGGCGTATACACACGTAGGGCCATGATCGTTAGGATAAGAAATAGGCCAGAACCCGTCGGTTCGCTGATCCCAATAATAGTGGGCGGTACTACCGGATTCCCGTGGAACCACGAAAATATGCAAACCATGCCGCACATTGTCCCATGCCAGATGTACGGTATTATTCACCAAGTCTATTTCACTGAGAGTTTTATCCAGACGGTTTCTCGAAATAGATTCCGGCGTACCCCCAGGGGTCGTACGCCAAATCGCCCCCGATCCGTGCCAGAAGAATACTCCGTTAGGATCAAACGTGTACGCATCTGGTCCGGATATGCCGGTTTGATAACTTACATTATCTATTCGCCCCCTATCCGCTGGATCACCGCGCATAAGCCATAATGTATGATCCCCGCCTATGAACATAAGATCATCTGAATATGCAGCTAAACACGTTACAATGTCAGGGCAGTACCCCGCAGCTGTATTATTACCGGCGACCGCCATTGTAGCTGAAGGAGTCGCCCCGTAATCCCAATTCAGGGGGTCGCCCGCCGCCGACATGAACCAGTTATGGGGATCATCTATCAACCCCGACAACACTATCCGCCCCCGATAAAGAGTAATATACCTAGCTCCTTGGGTGCCAGAAACGGGTAGTGCGTCTCCGTCATCAGGTGTCCAAGCGGCCACCGTGTTTGTAGAGGCAGTCCACACGCTATAGTTCGCATTTACTCCGTCGCAGAAATATATCTTCCCGAATGCGGATTGTGCATCAACGCGACCAGATGTCGCTAATACATTCGTACCACTAGTTGCAGCCTTCAGAGCGCCCTCAACAGCACGACCAGAAAACACATCGCCTCCAGATACCGTCACAATTTGATAGTCACGAGACGATTTCGACGCAATATTATTAAACGCCCAATTATCCATTGTAACGGTATTTCCAGCTTTATCATTTTTATAGCAAAGAAATCCAACATATAAACCAGGATACGATGCTACAGCACCTCGTTGATATGATTCAATGAGAGTACCGGCCACATAGAAACTAATTAGCCCACCAACTATTCGAATTTTCAACTCCCTTGCTTCCCCCCAATATGCGGGATCGAGCCAATCTTCAGACCCCGGAGTAGCTTCTACCCAATTCAAGACACTTACACCGCTATAGTCCAATTTAAAATACTTCGTACCGCCATCTTCTTTAAAGTGAAGAGCTACTCTCATAAATTCACCCAACCAAAAAGTTGGGAAATCCGGTTCCAGGGAGCGAATAATAAATCCGACGTGATTACTTCCCGCCGTGTCAACTGCAAGCGTTACATCTGCTTTTACCTCGAACACCCCGCTGTTAATTTGTGCAGTTTTATGGAATGCACAAGCCCATATTTCACCAGGAGTATTTGCGTTATTCAGGGTTATTTTGTTAGTTTGGACGTGGGGATAGGTGGCGCTTAAGTCCGCATTTGGATAGGTGATAGTACACGGATACCAACTCGTATCACTCAGTACCCCATTCGCCTGTGTGAAAGTATCACTGGTTTCATTGCCTTCAACCGACAGAGCAATAGAAGTCATATTTTGCAACGCATTCGCCCCATTGTGTCGCGCTGCAAAATACCTACTCAAACCCCATCGCTGTCCACCGCGAATACGACTGCCAACCGGATCAATCGGCACCACATTCGAGGCGACGGGTGAGGTTCCCTCCGGCTGTTTGCTGTAGGCCCAGCCTTCGTTTACCCCCCGCAGGGGAAAACTAAGCTCCATAGGTTTACTCGGCATGGAGTCTCTCCGCTATTATGTCACGTACTGTCAGTTAACGCCAGTATTAACCGAGATCGCGGAATCTATCCGCATCGTTGAACGCAGCGATGTCGCCGCTGTAGATCAGGTCGATGCCGAGCAGGATAAGTTCTGTCGTTACAGTAGCCGTAAGAACCAATGTAATATGGTCCCCCGGCTTGTAACCCCGTCCGCTGATATCGAGCACATTTTCACGGACTGGAAGGCCAGCATTAGAAACTGCCGCTTCGGCAACTGCGGTACTTACTGTTGCATCAACTGCGGCACCTGCCCGATGGATATCTTGCGCGGTAGTAATACCAAGAAGGCCGGTATTCGCATCATCTGTCGCAGCAACTTCATGTAGACGGAGAGCGCACTTGTCTACACTCTCGTCATAGTCCATCGGTATATTGAAATGCAAATCCGCCGTTTCGCCAGTAGCAAAAGAAATACCTTGTGCTACGGCTGTTGGTGTGGTCGCCCCGATTAAAGCACCAGTTGTTGCTACACGAACAGCAGTAAACGGCAACTCTATTTCCCGCAAGAATTCGTCGCCGGTTACTATACCGTTAATCTGGCGTAAAAAAGTTCCCTCGTTCACGATAATTCTCCTTTATGGGGTTGTGACGTTCGGCCTCTCATGGCGATCACGCCAATCACCATCTTGGTCGTAGTGTTGTTTTGTTAGACTACCCAATCTTCGTGGTACACTCCGTCTATTCATTCTATGCGCGGCGGGTAGCGCTTTCTGTTCGTAATATTGCGCACGACCAGCCAACATATCCTCACCGTGCGTCTCTGCATAAGCCTCACAAGCGGCTTTAATAGCTTCGTCGTAATGCGCACCTGCTGGATGTAAATCAGCGGCGGCAGTTAATTCAGTGAAGTATAATTTATAGGGAAATTCAACTGTTTCCTCGCCGCCAGGAGTCGGATAAACCGCCAATTCCCAACGTCGGGCAACACTCATTTTTCGGACTGCCACCAATGACGGAATACCTGTCTGCGATGAAACATTCTCCCGTAGCTTCCGAATCGTTCCCTCGTTTGACCACCTAATAGAACCCGCCGCCGAACCTGCGGCGTAAGTAATCGGACCCGAATACCCGCCACCAAACGTACTCGGCAGAGTATAGTTGCCATCGGCCGTAACAGTTACCGTGGCCCCATCAGCTTCCCCGCTGGCATCGCCGGTTACATCAACCACCAATGCACTAGTGACAGCTTCGATCACATAGTTACGAGTAATCGTCACCGTATCTGCGTCGGCTTCAGCACTAGCATCACCGTCGATAATAACCGTCGTGGTATCGGTAATTGTATTCACTACGTAGCTGTTGCCGGTTGCGGAGAACGTGATCGACTGTCCGACTGCAAAGACGCCAGAAAAAATAGCATCGTCCACATCCACCATCGTAGTTCCATTTGCCTCGGTATACGTTGGTGTCCCGTCTGCCGTACTTGTCACAGTAAATTTGAGCGAATGTCCAAGCATGGAATCGTGGAAGGTTCTCGCATGAACTGTTACTGTGCTTTCTGGATCGCCGAATACCGGCGCACCATTGGCAGCACCAGTAACCGTAGGCCAGAGCACCATTGAAGCGGTCGGCCGTAGAAATCGCCAGCCCTCTCGCGGAGCGTCCATCAGAAACATACGAATGCCGCCGTTTATATAGTCATTGATCTGCGTGACCGTGGGCGTATCCACAGGTGCCTGAGCGACCTCATCGCCATCTTCACCATAATAAGCCACACCAAGAGCCACGGCTATATGGGCTTGTAGCTCAGAAAATGCGAGGGCATGTTCGGACATCAGTGTGTTCCCTTTATAGTGCCTTTTCGCTGTGACGCATAAAAGACGCCCTCAGCCCGCTTCTTACTATAACCACGTTTCTTGGTATAGTACCTCATCATCGTGGCCTTAATCGACCGGCCTTTTCTAGTTAACGGCATTTTCTTGTCCAAGAAAATCAGTTAGGGAGCCGGGCCGATTCCCGGCCCCCTTGAGCGAATGTCTACTATTACGGATTAATCTGCAAATTGATGAACGGTGCGGCTTCTCCCGAAACTCCGGCACATCTCTCGACCATAAAACCAAGATGCTGAGGACTACACGTACCCGTTACAACTGCTGTATAGAGATTTTCGACGCCGTTCATTTTACCATAAAATTCACGCTCGTTGACCGCATCTCCGAGTGCCGCAGCCTGGGGAGTAATACGGCAAATACCCCATGTCTGTACCCAAAAGTAATCACCAACAGCCGCGATTGACGCAGAAACACCCAATATAGAGGTCCACCCTGAATCGCTTTGGTCAACAGCAGCATAAGGACTAGGAAGAATTTCGCAGCGATCACCAGCAATCGGGGCCACCACTAATGCACCATCGAGATAAATAGTAATTTCCTTACCGGTAGCAGCAAGAGCGGTATTGCCAACAATACCTCTATATGCCCGTTCCTGACCGCGATAGAGTGAAATAAAACCACCGCGAAGTGCATCTTCGGCAATAACCCCACTTGCAGCCGTATCACCTGGGGTCTTGAGCAACGCCGCAGTTACGGTAAGAACAACCTTTGTGTCACCAATAGCACCAGCTTGCTGAACACATCCAGCACTATTTTCTGCAACTAGCATACTCTTATTAGCACAGGTATACTTCTGACTGGTTAGTGCCACCGCACACTTGGCATACCGGTACACGCGACCATCGGGAAGTGCAACCCGATCACCGACATTATAATCGGGATGCTTCACAGAGGAAGCCTGATAAATAAAATCCCAACTATTAGCTCTATAATTACCCTCGACCAACGCGGATGAGTGGTCGATCAACTTTGTTCTAACTTTACCCTTCATTTTTTCTTTCCTTTATTTTCGTGTTTAGCTAAATATTTTTCAGCCATTTTTCTAAAATCTTTGTTTTCAAACACATGGAGTTTTGTATTACAAGCTAGGCATAATAACGCCCGTACTTCTCCAGTTTTATGGTCGTGGTCAACAGCCAAAGCTCTTTTAAACTCTGACTGATGTTTTTCACAGATCGCACAACAACCATTTTGTTCGATGAACATTTGATTATATTCGTCAAGTGTTATACCATAATTTGTTTTAAGTGCAGAATTTTTATGGGTATATTTCCACAATTCAGGATTATCCTTCCGCCATTTTTTACTAACCTTATTACATTGTTCTCCATTTTTCTGGCGATGTCGTTTACTATATTCTCGATGCCGTTTTATATTTACCCGACAATATTGTTTACGACAATCTCTACACCAAGCCTGATACCCATCTTTGGTAGTTTTATCCCGATAAAATTCCTTTATCGATTTTTCTTGCCCGCACTTTTTACAAACTTTAGTGCCACTCAACATTACATAAGTCCTACACCGAGGTGACTTTATGGAGGACGAACCCGCACGTTCTCCGATTCGTGCACATGATGCAGCAACGGCCATCAACGTACACAACCAACACGGTATGCTGCGTCGGAGACTCCATCGGGGCCTTTTCCTTCATCCAGTACCCGTCCTGAACGACGGCCTTTATCTTCGCCCAATCGACCGCGTAGATAGGATCATCATCATCATCATCCAACACTGGAACGTAGACAACCGGGTGTCCGTTGATGAACGGAACGCCGTTGTCGTTGATCCGAACCTTAACGCCACCCATCAAATCCTGCGGCGTATGGTTGTCGTCCCTCTTATCCAGCAAATCGCCAAGGGCATCATACTCGTCACCACCAGCGTACACAACACGATCATATTCGTTATCCTGACCGGGGTTGTTGATAAACCGAGGCGGGAAGAACCGTGTAAGGCGGAACGCCTTGCGGAACTTCTTCAACAGGGAGTTATCAACCGTAGTATAAACATCAGCATAGTTGCGCCACTTAGGTTCGGTAAGCGCGCTAATACCCGCACAAGTAGTTCCGGTCGAACCGTCGCCGTAACGAATTGTCTGACCGCTGAAACCGGCGGTCGTAATGGTAGCATTCAACTTATTGAGATAGTACGGAATGCCATAGGGGTACAGATTATCCGTCGCACTAGTTGGAGTAGTCCAACCCCGGTCCTCAACCAAGTCGGCCCACGCCCACAGAGAATCGGCAACGCGGGACTTAATCAGGCTGATATATCCCTTCTTGCTATTCATCTGTGTCATAAGCTCAACTTCGTCCCACGCATACTGCGTAGAAAGCTGAGTCCAAGGAATGTCAATTTCCTTGTGGACATGAGCGACATTCACAGCATCTATATCGAACATCTGACGGAATTTGGCTTGACCGGTGTGGTCAAGAACCACATTCCGCTTTATAGAGGTGCCGCCGTCGATTGAAATTTTCTTGGTATCGAAAATCCGGTTGAACTCATATCGCTGATAAGTCCACATGACTTCAAACCGATTTTTCGGCAAGTCTCTAAGAGTAGTGGCAAGCAGATCAACATGATCTTCCATTGCAACGCCCATAGTTATTCTCCTTACATTTTATCTCGTATTGCCTGTTGCTTCGCGCCTACGCGCGCTTCTAATTCTTCCTCTGATATCGGCCCATCATCCTTCGGGGCTTCTATCTTCCGCTTGGAACCTGTCAATGTTTTGGTTCGCTTTGTCATACTATCACGGATTTCTTTACGGATCGTTGTATCGCGCGAATCGTGCGATACACTATCATGGGCGCGTTCCAGCGCCTCCTGCACCGTAATTTCTCTCCCGTGAGCCAAAGCCCCCTGGACAATTTCGTCCGCTTGTCCAAACAGTTCCATGCGACTATCCAACTGTTCCTTCGTCAATGTATTGATATCAGTTCCATATACGTCAGCAAAGGGTTTCATTTCCTTGCTTGTGAGAAAATCCTGCGTAATCTTAGACAAAGTTTCCTCGTTAGATACTTGGGCTGTTTTTGCGTATCCTTCAAGTTGCTCAGACATGACCTTCGCATTGCTAATGACCGGATTGAGCTTCTTCGCCAAAGCCTCCATCAATACCTCATTAACGTCATATTCCTCCGCGAAAGCCTTCGGATCAATAGGCTCGAAATCAACCTTTTGGTGTTCCGTCTCCTGAGCCTCAGTAGCAGATTCGGACAATCCTGTCTGCTTCGCCCGCATCAACTCTCTGCCGCGAGCCGACCATTGCGAATTCTCCTGCTGCCAATCATCGAAGATTGACTCAAACTTAGCAGTTGCTTCCTCCGGTTTGATTTCAATGTAATGATCGACTTCCTCATTTGTCCAACCGCGAGCAAGAGCAGCGCGCCTATGACCCGTTGGAAGGGTTGGGGATTCATCAGAATCCGCATCTTCCGATTTGTCAGTGACGACCGCTTCCTCCGCGTTCTCCGCACTTTCTTCCGTGACGTTCCCGGCATGATCGGCCTCGGCCTCTGCGTCAACCTTGGCGTTAATCTCTGCCATCTTTGCTTCCACAGCGGCTTCTACATCAAGGGTAGACGTATCCGTACTTGTGGACTCGGCTGCTTGATCTGTCTGCTGATCTGTGTTTTCTTCTGCTTCCTTCGACATTTTTTCTCTCTCCTAGTTCGCTGTCGCTCAATGAGCGAGGTAGGGAAACTTTATGAAAAAGAGTTTGTATCCACAAATCCTCTTGCCTTTACATAGCGCTTCTTTTGTGTAAGACTCCGCAACACTGGTCGGGCGCATCGACCTTCAACCACTACATCTATATCAGGGTGCCTCCTTCTGTGTTCTGTGAGATCACACGCATCGAAGGCGAGTGACTCTGACACTATTGGTTTCTTGTAATCGCCGCGCACTGAACTATGCTCCGCGACGAAATTCCTCTCCATTTTATGACCACACTCGCACGTTTCCGGTAACGCATGATCCGCCATCGGACGTGATACGCTACGAGTTTGTTTGCAATCCAGGCAAATGAAGCAGTATATCATCGGTTAGTCCTTCTTTTCTCGTATCATCTTCTGCTCCCGATCATAACTCCGCCGATTCAATAACATAACAGTTAAGAATGCGAGTTTTCGGAACGGCCGACAAACAATGAAATTGCCAATCGAAGGGTACATCATCGCCAAACTGAACGACAAATACATATCGACCCCCGAAAGCAACCGCATCTCCCACATTTTTTGCAAACCAGCTATCCGGTAAAAACCCTTCCTGCAATATTTTTCTAGCTGCCGCCTCGTTTGTACCGTGATAACGGACTATCGTTTCCTTCTGTTTAATCACTGTCGGCATTCTATAGCCCCGCTCTCAATGTTTCGGCCCGTCGCTTGGCTTCCCGCGCTGCTTTTCTATAAGTTACAGCGGCAGTTATATTGCCAGTACCAGACGCCTCGACTTTCTTTGCTTGCGCCCTAAGAGCAACCGCCTTTTTCTCAAGTTTCCGGGCGCGTTCTCGAATGGACAAAGGCGACTTGCCTTTCTTCACCCGCTTCATATTATCGCCAACGACTTGCTCCACACGCTTTGCTCGACGAGCACGTTTTGCTTCATCGGACATACCCGTTAACTCGCGTTCAAGCGCCCCACCTTTAGGGACACCCGACCAGCCCCCAGCCATATATTTCCTCGCCATTATTGCATCATCCTAAGAGGTAAATCACCCTGTTGTGAAGCAGACCCACTTTGGGCCTCCTGTCGTTGCTGTGTTCCGCCAGACGGAGTAACCTTCCCGACCGGCGCTCCATTATTCTGCGTCATAGAGGCCACGCCTTTAGAATTCTGCGGCTGCGGACCCCGCTGTGCCACGGCCATCAGTTGAGCCACCAAATCGGGACTCTGGAAAATCTCGTCAATCCAATCCATATTCATCAATTTAGCGGCGCGAGTCACAAAGCCCTGGAAACTAAATGGCGATCCCATTTGAGCCGCGACCATACCGGCTTGTGCCGCAGCAGGTATAATTCTAACCGCCAACATTTCAAGGTGCTGCAATCGCAGTTGCCAATTGACCGGGGCCATCGACTCCTGCTCGATATTGAAAGCAAAATCAAGAAAATCGCCGCTACGAACTTCCGGAGTTAAAAATACCTGAGTCTCCTGTACGCGCGAAGGCGCTATCATACGTATACTATCGGGCGTAATCTCATATTCCGCAGGAATTGACTCCCGCTGTATTAGCGGCAAATTTATAAGCGGATCAGTATGCAGATACCACGCGCATTTGCGCATAATATCGCTAGTCGTCTTATAAACCATATCGCGCATGAACGTCACGCCCGTAGAGGCGTTCTGACTCAGGATGTTAGCCTCAGTCGCGGACTCGGCCTGCATTCCTAGGCCACCGGTCAGGTTTGTATTACCCGACATTTGATTAAACCACAATTCCAGTTGGGCAATCATCCTCTCATTTTTGGAATCTTGACCACCTATCGAGAATAATTGTGCGCCGGTTGGATCGTCCATCTTTACAACGGCCAAATTCTTGGCGTTTACAATTTCTTGTGTCTCATCGGCACTATCCGACTTATAAGTGAGGATATTCTTCTGAGCCTCGGCCTGATCCATCATTTTTTTAGCGATACGATTGGATACAACGTGCAGATCATGCCAAATTCCGGCCAATGCCACCGGCAATGGATTGCCCGGAACATCGGGCGTCAATGAAAGGAATGAATACGGTCCTTCTTCCGGCCCGTAATAGGATTCCTCCCGCAGAAATTGAGTGGTATCCGTACTCTTATACGGCAGAGTCACTATCACGTTAGAACCTGGAAGCCACAGTTCCAAAAGATCGACATAATCATGCAACTTTTCGAGTTGGTGCCGGTTCAACTGCGAAGTTGAGATATTCCGCACTTCCTTCTGAGTATGAAGCTCTATATTGGCCGATGAGGGGAGTCGTTCTACCACTTCGTTATCGAACTCCCCGGATGCAAGTAGCATATCCCGCTCTACACGAATTCTTTCACCCAAAAATGATGCCTGTGTCAGATATCTTGTACTAGGATCGAATGTGAAATCGTCCAGGTCAACCGTTTCCAAGTACAACTTGCCCGGATCAACGGCTTCCTCTCCGAAATACACCAAAGAGTCAGTAGTTGAAAGGCCGACTTTGAATATACCTATCGTAAAGATCGCATCTACAATACCGCGCTGCAAAACTTCCGTCACACGCATCTTCTTCGACAGATAGTTGAGGGCTAGGGCAATCAACTCTCCGTATTCTCGGTAGATCAGATAGTCCGTATCAACCACATTCACCGGATTTCGCGTAACCAAATTAGGTACAATCACCCGAACAGCATTAAAAGCCATGTTAAGCGGCTCGGCACCGAATTTACCATGATCGCTATCGTAATACTGTCCGACAAACGCCTTGATAAATCTTAGGCGATTCGCCCTGAAGTTTCTGGTCCGCTTAAATCCGTTTTCAGCCGCACGCTGTAGTGATCTTGCCGAGAAATCCATCTATGTTATCCTCGAAAATCTCTATTATCCCAGGTATCTTGGGTTTTGAGTTCCTTCTGTCGCTGCTGATACTTCTGCCAACGCGCACCGAATGAATTAGCGGGGGCTTGCAGCGCCATCTGAGTCTGTACCTTCGACTCGCCCAACCCTTTGTTGCACAAAGCGTCAGCAATCACCCGGTCCCCGTGCGTCTTTCGCGCAGAGGCGTTTTCCTCTAGCAGACATGCGGGACCGATTGACCCGCCAGCGAAGTAAATATACGACTCGGCCTCCGTCAACGCCTGCTCGGACGGATTGATAAACGTCCCGTGAGCCAACGCCCTGCGGTACTCATTCAAAAGTTCAGCCTTCTTATCGGCCGAACTATGCCAGCCATATCGAACCGGCTTTGCAGCACGTATCTTATTTACGGCGTGACGATCCAGGTAGTACCGAGGATAATGCAAATCCTTAACCAGTACCTTTCCGAAGTATATACCAGGATCGCCGTTTGCTTCCCATATAACTAGCGGTCGGTTTCCTCTCTGCGATCCGCCGAACCATATAGCGGAAGCAGCTACAACCAACGCAAAGTCATGCGGCGAGAAATTCGCGTTCGCCCACTCCGCAACCTTTCGACGAGTCTCCACACACCCCACGGAGATCACAGAGTTACTTGCCCCCATGCCCTTGCTGATATCAATTCCAAAGACATAATTCAACGCCTGATCCGGTCGTCCATCTATCAGATTCGTCCAGAACTTCCACGGCCCGTTCTTTATATGCTGAACATTAACAGAAGCAAGCACATTCCCTCGGATCATATTCTGAACTTTGGTGTACGCAACGTCCCGCTGAAACGCGGTGTGCATACCCTTCGTAATAGGATTCGTAACGAATGCTTTCTTGTGGCGCATGATGATATCAGACTCGAAGAAGGTATCACCCGACCCGATATGATCCATGTCGATCTCAATCGCCATTTCTTTCGGGGTACGAGTCAACGCTTCTAGGTCATACCAGGGCGAATGAATTTTCTCGGTATCGGTGGACTTATCCCGTACGATATTTCGCCCTACGCCCTTCTCCGGATGCTCCCACCAGGGCATCACAAAGACCCTGACCCCGCCACCCAATCGCCAGTTTGAGAAAGCGGTTCCCGCGCCATTCGGCGTCGAGTTCGCCAATCGACTCGCCGTTACGTCACGTGTAGACCGTTTAATCGACTCGCCCTCGGCCATCTTAGCCATTTCGTCCATCAATATAGCAGTACGCCGGTCAGACGAACCGGCCGTTGCATTCGCAGATTCACCGTCGATACGCGATCTATTTTCCAGATTGACTAGATGCATTGTAGTCCGTCGATGAAACGGGACCATGAAATCCGGAAGCCACGCCGTAATATAGTCTATTTTCCCAAACAATGTACCAGGATCGGCGGGATTATTCAACCCCTTCTTACCGGCCGAATCTACGCAGTCCTCTTTTCGAGAAAGCAACAAGAAACTACGATCATCCTCGAATCGCCATTTATGATAAATCGGAATGACATGATCCCAGGTCGCCCCCATGTCACGAGACTTATCGGTTAAAAGATCATAACCATCGTCAATGGCCTTCACGATCTCGGTTATGTGCTCGTCCTGGATTTCCCAGGTGATAAAAGGTACGTGCGACTCAGACGGCGCACACTGACGACGCGTACCATCAGCTTCGTTAATGAACAACCGATATGTCCACACAACAGCATTCGTCCAAAACAGAACACTCTGCGAACAGGCCGTATACAACTCCCGCTGAAAACCGTCGTCCTGCTCCGCTCGCTTGAGCAGATTATACCGCCACTCCAAATTCTTAAGCGGAAGTTTAGGCACAACAAGACCCGTAATCGGACAAACCCACAACGGATTCACATCCGGAAACGGCTCTGTTAGTTTTAAGGAGTCAATCAGTTGACCCATCTTCCACCATAGCGTTTAAACGTTGTTTCATTTCCTCAGTGAGTTTGTCCAAGGCCTTTACGCCGCCGCCTTCCTGGGGAACAGCGAACTTTCCATCTCGCCGTTCAAAGATAAACTGCTGCGCTTTGGGGTCCGGGAGATGAACCCGGTGGCCCTCAGTTTTATCCGGATTGATTACATCTTCCTCATATCCAAGCGCCCGTTTCCAGATCAATCGGGCCAACCGCTCATCTTTTGTAATTTGTTCAATTTCCCCATCTTCACCGATATCCTCACCAATGAAGATTTCCTCGCCAATCTTAGCAAGCCAGTTTGAAAGTCCTTGCTTCATTCGGTATATTCTAATTCCAGCCGATTAATTTCAGCCCGAAGCTCCTGCGGCGTACCGACAACCATTGTACGGTGTTCACTCGCCCATGTGTTTCCGCCCGGCGGAACTATGGTAATTACTTTCTCCCCGTCATGTACCATACACCATAAATCGGGATATGGATCAGATTTCTTGATAATAACTTCGGTTAATTCACCGACTATTTCTTGCATTATAAAATCCTCTTACGTCGTAGTTACCGCCCAATTACGAGGGGCCGCTACAAGTATCGCTTTATCCGCTAATCCGGCGGCTGATGGGGCTGCATTTGTGCCGTCTATAGTGACCGTTCCATTATTCGCACCCGCCGTCACAAGACCCGCCAGGATATTATCCACATTGGCCTCAGTCATACCGCAGTTGCGGCACTTAAAGTCTACCAAATTAACTAAAGCGGCCACTTCTAATGAAGGAATAGGATTATTATAGCAATGTAGGTGTGTCAAATTAACTAAAGCTGCCACATCAAGTGCTGTGATACTATTATCGTAGCAGATCAATTTAATCAGTGAAGAAAGATTAACTACGTCAAGTGCCGCAAGACTATTACCAAAACACCATAGTTCCGTTAATGCTATTACGCCCGATACATCAAGTTCCGTAAGACCATTAGTATAGACCAGCAATTTATTTAACGCTGTTAAAAGTCCTAAATTGTCCACACTAATGATATTATCACCATACCACTTAAGTTCGTCAACTTTCGACCAATCACTACATTTAAGGGTATAACATCCAGTCTGATCTAACACTGGATTTGGCGTACTCCCGGTAGAAATTGATCCGTCGGGACTGATCCATTGAAAAGTAGGTGCCCCAGTGATCGTAATCACCGGGTCAAGAGCCGCACCACTATCAGTCTCGAATCGTAAAAACCGATTACTGATATATTGATTGCCGATAATGCCGTGTAGCATGAATCAGCCCTCGGTTATGAATCCTTCCACCAGACATATATTAAGATTGGACGCAGCCCCGTAGAGTTTCAAACCCGTACCGCGCGGACAGATATAGGGCTTATTGAAGTGCAAAATGACTCCACCTTTGGCATCCAATGCAGCATGAGCGACATATTGCCCGTCAGTTTTGCCATCTGCAACCAGCCACACATCTCCACCGGTTTCACAATAGAGTTGCACATCGACAACATGCAGAAACTCCGTCGCCGCCAAAGTTCGTGTCGTTACCGAACCAGACTCATACAGTGTAACAGCAAGTCCACCACTCGCATCTCCATCCTTTATTAATTCCCCGTGCATCGAGAAGCCCGCCATATCTAATCTCCTATTAGGTTATTCGCCCGCTCGCCGACAGTTTTCACGAACATCACCCCAGGGGATCGTCAATTCATCGGCACGACCCCGAATCACAGCAAGGTCCGCAGCGTCCTCAGTATTATCTCGTTCAGCGAGTGAACCTACCGCTATGCCCGTCAGCTTATCGGTTTCTGGAGCAACCTCAGTCCGTATTACATCGGAGTTCAAGGCCTTAGCGACAGCCAACACATGCCACAAGAACCGCCGCATCCTCCACCACTCGCGCAATGTAGCCATCATCTCAACCTCTCCATTTCCAATAGTTCCGAACGTTCAGGACCAGAGCCGGGACCACGACCAGTAGCAGACCGTACACCTTAGCAGTTACGGCCACATACATCCACGCCAAATTTCCCACGATATTCAAGAGAAAGCCGTACCGCTTCCTATTACCTATCACGTATGAGGCAGTCAACTCCAACCCACCGGCAACGAAGTCGATCACGCCGGATACCTCCACTCCAAGTACCATGAACGCTCCTGTCGGCGTAATCTGGCCCCTAGCGCTTCCATAAACGCCCGATCTTCCGGACTGAGTTCATCGTCCTCCACAGGATCACCGGTATAGAATTTCTTCACTGGGTCACAAGTCTCACTCAGTCGGTGTGGGCCGTAGGCCATCATTTCAACTTACTCCACTCGCCGTCGAACACCGCGTCAGCTAACCCCCAATCCACGGTTTCCTCGGCGGTCAGGTACACGTCGGTTTTTTTATCCATCTCGTCAGCGAGCCACTTCTTGATCCGCTTGATGGCCCACTTACCGACCCTACCACCATCAGTCCCCTGCATCCTCTGTGCATAAATATTCAGCATTCGGTCTGCATCATGCCGACAGAACTCCGCAAAGATTTGGATAGCGGGGGTCGTACCATCTACACTAACCGTGCCGCGATGAAACATGAAATGACTGGACGGCATCATCACCCTGTAATCGGCAGCCTGTAGGATGATCGAACTCATCGACGTAGCGGGGGCGTAGTTGAGGATTGTCACATAACACGGGCAAGTCCTTATAGCGTCATAGATTGCATATCCTTCCTTCACATAACCGCCATCGGTTTTCATGTGAATGAGGATAGGCCCGCCACCTGCCAGCGTTAAGATACGCAGGTTACGTATAATACGACTCGCCATCAAGAACTCGACACCTGGTTCGGCGTCGTCGGCCTCTACAGCGCCTTCTTCTTCACCTACTAAGTACAGTTCCCGATTGGGTTTATCTAATTGTAGCTCATGGACGCAAGCCTCGTAGTCATAGACGGATGATTTACGTGCCATGCCGTGCAAGCCCCGTATTCCAGTCTGTTCGAGTCTGGTCCACTATATCCATTCTACCATATATACCGCCCCCTGTCAAGAGAAATCTCGGAATTATCCACATAGTCAGCATATTTTTTCCCGCGGGCACCACCCTATTATCCGAACAGGCACCTAACCTCTGAAAATACAAGACTTTCTGGGTGACAATAATAATGTATGAGTCCCTCGCGCGCGAAACCCAAAGGTCATACCCGGCATATCTCACCTAACCCCTACAGACCGCGCAGTCGCTACAGTCGTTGCGCCCCTACCATACATACCATATGGTACATGCACCTAGACGCAGACCCTATCCTCTATACATGCCTCGCCGAGAAATCTCAAAAGAAAATTGGATTGTATTTGCTTTCGGTCCATCGGTGGCGTATGCTACATGCGGAGTACGTTTAAGAGATAGGCCCGTTACATAGGAGAATAACATGGACTGGGAATTAATCGAAGTAGGCCCAATGGAAATGGAATGCACGATTGACAAGAGCGGCGTCTACACTATTGTCAATCGAGTAGTGCGGACGGAGACGCACAAAGAGTACGCCGGAATGCGGGTGCTTGTCCGAGTCGATATCATGGGAACCGTAGACGATTCTCCCATGATATCATTTATCGGAGGAGCCGAAAACGTCCGCAAGCACGTAATGGCATGGCTGGACACGCACATACTCGGTGTTACCGTCGAGCACGCCTCTTATATCGGTGCAGAGATTCATCGGGCATCGGTAGAGGCAAACTACGTACAGGACTAACAGGACGGCTTACGGGGGCCATGGAAGGCCGCTAGGAGGATTGACCATGATCGACGATAACTTAGACTTTACGCTGTTAGACGATGGAACATTGGACACCGTTGTAGAGGTAACCTGTATGCGATGCGGTAAGACGTGGGAGGAACGATTTGACGGTGAGTGTGCCTCCTATTACCGCAATCCAGAAACCGGGGCGATGGTTGACCTACTGGCCTTCGTGGAAGGATTCGACATCTACTGTCCCTGCTCGGAGGACTAACCATGCGTGACCCTACAGCATATTGGGCCTTGGCCTTAATCGGTGGCCTTGGCGGAATGTTTCTGTTCTTGATACTCTGTTAAGGAGCGAGACCATGCGTGAAATAGGAATTGTGATGATCGTGTATTGGACCATACTGGCATTTGTGCTGCTATTTTGCTAGGACTAGATCGGCCCGACAGACGGCCCCAGGAGGCCGGGACCGGGTAGAGGATTCATAAATAGTAGTAAACACGTTGATCGGGGTCAGATTATTCCCATAACGTGTTTTACTGACCGGGTTTATGGTTACTCCCGGTCTTTTATAACTGTATATACTACTTAGACTTATATTAATAGTGGTCAGTATGACCAGAAGTAGAGTAAGTTAAGAAGGAAGGTGGGGATAAGTGGTATAAGTTGTACCACAATAAGAAGAAGTTATGTAGATAGATAACATACCTGATATGATAAGATAGATAAGATATAACGGTTATAGTAAACAAGAATATGAGGAAATAGAGGATAAACAAGAGAATATATAAGTCTAGTATATACGTAGAGAGGAAAAGTGTAGAGCGACTTGACCCCCAACCTGGTCAACCCGGTACACTTTACATATCGTCAAGCACTTGGGCCCCGTCCTGATAAGGAGTTATAGCAATTCGGAAAATGGTCAGATTATTCCGAGTATTTGACGATTTGATATAAGTGGTGCGTGCTACTGAACATCGAAAACGCAAACCCGGTCACTTTGACCCCTTGTAACGTACCGAAGGACATAGAGTTATGATTTCAGTGACCGGGAGTTTGTAGGCTATGTAGCGGCAAGAGTTTACAGCAATAACTCCCGGTCAGTCTTATCTGGTAAGGAGTTACAGCAATTATTATCGGACGTTGGAGCGAGATCGCTAACTCTAGTATCGGCCCGTGCTTGTATGCGATTCACTGTAAGTCTAGCTGATGTAGGGCGATAAAAAATTATATTTTGTATTTGCTTTATTTAGATTCATGTCGTATATTTAGAATGAACGGTGATAGTGCCGGGTGAAGGGAAAGGGATATTATGAATTGGGCGACATGCCACACCGAAATTGAAGCTCTGCTGGATTGGCTGGCTGATGATATTATTACCAGCAGCGCGGAAGCTCCAAGGCTGTTCGCCGTTAGAGGGTGTTTGGTCGAGGCCTTGGCAATGCTGACTGTTGTGCCAAAAGCCGAGATAGAAGAGCATCTTGCAGAACATCGCGCTCAGCAAGTAGCTGACCCGGTGAACCGTGGTCACGACGGGAGATAGCTACTCCGAGGTTCGATATCTCGCGCTCAGTTTAGAATAGAAGTCCCAGGAGATAGAAACTATGAACAAGACATATATAGAAGCATTCAATCGACAGACCGAAGGGCTTATCGGCCTGAATGTCGGCCTTGCTTCGGTCTGTTCGATATGCCGGGCGAACTACGAATACGATTCTCCGGATGCAATGCGGGAGGATTTGGAGAACGGTGACTTGTTCGATGAGGGCGGATTCTCTCGCGTCTTTTGCGGTTCTTGTGGGAGTGAGATTAGCGGTGATAGATACGCCGCCCATGCTTGGATTGACGATGAGCGAGAGATATTGGTCCACCTGAATGTTTGCGTAGACTGCTTGCGCTATATCGCCAACGGCGACATACCGGAACAGTGGGAGTGGGCCGATACATTGGAGACTATGAGCAAACATACGCCGGGAGAATGGACCGCTGAGCGGGAGCTTAATGCGCGTGGCGTGGCTGCGGAAACAACGGGCAAATCTGGCGTAGAGATACACGCCAACGGCTACCATATCGGAACATGGATCGACAACGAATGGGACGGCCATTGCCCGAACGCCGATTTTATAGTCTGTGCCGTGAACAACCACGCGGCATTGTTGGCGGCGTGCAAGGCGGCTTTGGCCCTATTGGAACAGTCGAACAAGATTGACTGGGACGACGAAGTGACACCATTACTTAGGGCCGCTACGGAGAAAGCCGCGTTGTCAAAACTTGGCTTGGGTGAATGATTAGATTTGCTTTCCCCCGATCTGTGTCTTATACTATAAGCAGAAACCACGATGATAACCACGATGATATTGAGGAATGACAAAAACCCGATGAACCCGACAGACCGGGTAACAAATCATTCGCCGAATCGGGTCGGAATCCGGTGGTGTATAATGCCATCGGCGTCGTGGTCTTTTTAGACTCTAACGGAGGTAGAAAGGATAAGGGAAAATGAGATTGCATTACCGAAACGGCGATGCAATCGATTTGACGACAATTGGCTGTGACGGCTGCAATCCGAGCATGATAAACGGCATTCTGTGCCACGAACGAGGCTGTCCAGAGCAATGGCGTGACAACAAAAGGGAGTGCGTTTGGTGCGGGAGTTCGTTCTATCCCGAAAGTCGGGATGCTAAGTTCTGTGATATAGACTGCTATAAGACTTATTACGATAGAGAATAAATCAGTTTAAACTTGCTTTTAGGCGATTCGTGTCGTATACTACGGGTAGTAGGAGACTAGAACCATGAAGCGTACGGTAGAGATAGACGACACGTTGCAAGAGCGGGTAGACGGGGCGACCGGTGAGGTTGCCGACTATCTCCGGGAATGGCTGGACGAGAATCCGGGGACTGATGAATTGCCGTGCCTCCATAACGATCTGGATTACGGCGGGGCGATCCATGAGATCGTAGACGGTTCGGTTCCGATCTACACACAGGAGATCGAGGATACGTGGTATCTTCACGCTGTCGAGCTTGAGGACGCCTACGAGAACGCCGGTGTGGGCGATAACCCGCGTGAAAACAACGGTATGGCGGCTATCTACTTTTACATCGAGCAAGAGATTAGCGAGTGGTGGGAAGCCAACGCCCAGGACATATTTGATGAATGGTACGAGGTCAAGCATCCGGGTAAGGAGGACGAATAATCAGGATTCCACTTGAGATAGAAGGAGACAACCATGAGCGGACAGTTTAAGGTGTTTGACGAGCCAGAGAAGGGTGATGTGATTCGTTTGATTCTGGTGGACGAAGGAGACGGAGTCGTGCAATTGCAGGCGGTTGACTTCGACGGCGGTATCCTCGAATACGGCTGCATTGTAACTCTGGAATACGGCGAGCCTATTCGTCTAACGCCTGGGGTTTCCGACGACATTGGACTGCCGCTCACCAAAGACGGGTATGTCCAAGTTGTTAAAGGCTAGAGACCATGAATAAGTGGGGAGTGCGGCGGTGGCTACGGCAGAGCGTAGCGACCTGACAGCGATCCATGCCGCCGAGGTCGCTGTTTCAAGAGGCCAATATCGGGGCCATAATGGTAGGTGAACGCCGAAAGAGTCACCAGTTCGAGGCAGCTTCGAAACTGCCCGCCGCATTAGGCTCTGCGATGTTATCGAGGAACGACAAAGCCCGTCTAGACGACCCCCCGAAGGGAGCGGGTACAAATCGTTCGCCGGTTCGGGCCGGAAACCGGAGGTCACAGTGCCTTCGGCATCGCAACCTAATGTAAGGAGGCATTAGCATGACCGTCCTGATCGGCATATTATGGACTTCGCTAGGCGGACTGGTCTGGTGTATGTATAGGTATGGGAGGTAGAACGATGCAGTATCTAGTGCTTGGACGTTGTGGGATGGACGATGTGCCGCTTCGGTTGTGTGCCACCCGGAAAGAAGCTGATAGCTTTGCCCGGACAGTTACGGAGGATTTGGTTGTTCGTATGGCCAGGGATGTTTTCGACGTAGATGTATCGGTTTTTTGCGATGTATCTATTGTTCCGATTGACGCTAAAGGTCGGCCCCGCAAATTTATTTGGGTAAAAGATTAGCTTCTCCGTGTTTTGTATTGTATACTTATAACGGAGGTAACGTGATGGCAGTAGATAGGCGATGGTGGCAAGAGGACCAACGGTGCGGCACCTGCAAGTGGTGGGATGGCCCCGATTGGAGCGGGCGGTGGGGTGTCTGTAATGCTCCGCTACCAGCCATTGCGGAAGTGGCATGTGACCGGCGCATGCGGGCCGATTGGAGCGGGCATTGTCCCTGTTGGGAGCCGATTGGTGACTGATGAAGAACGAACACATCGATGGCGATGCCCCAACTGTGGCCGCACAGAGGAATGGTCCTACGAGGACTTGGCCGAGTACGGTACGCCTAACTGTTGGGATTGTTACGAAAAGATGGAGCTAATATAATGAAACTTTATAAACTAACTACTCAGGGTGATTGCACTCATAACCGCACGAAATGGGGGCCGGGGGTGGAACATATTGCCAGCGGCGAAGGTAGTTTGTGCGGCCCTGGGTGGCTCCACGCCTATACTGATCCCCTGCTAGCGGTACTGCTGAATCCAATTTATGGTGGCTTTTGCCGACCGCACTTATGGGAAGCTGACGGTGATGTCGGCGAAACGGACTACGGGTTGAAGGTTGGTTGTACACGTCTGCGAACCCTGCGGCGAATGAAACTGCCGAGAGTGACGAGCGAGCAACGTGTACGATTTGCTATTCTATGTGCTAGGACTGTGTTCCATAATGGGGACTGGAATATATGGGCCGATGCTTGGTTATCAGGGGAAAATAGATCGGCATCGGCGGCAACGGCGGCGGAAGCGGCGGCATGGGCGGCGGCAAGGGCGGCGGCAAAGGCGGCGGCA